TGTCGCTTTTCTCAGTCCAATAGTAACAAAATTCTTTTAATAAATCAACTTCGTATTTGTCTTGAAAATTGAGCAAGGTTTTTTTAAAAACCGCCTCTTTATCTTCTTTAACTTTTACTTTTACTTGTACTTGTACTTCCTCTTTCTCTTTCTCTTTCTCTTGTTGTGAAGGGGCTACAATACCCCCTTTTGCACCCCCTTGCAAAGGGTCTTGTTTAGGGGTTAAATTATTCCCTTGTAAATCTGTTTTTGTTTTATCCTTATAACCCTTTATGCTTGTTTCTATTGAGTGCCTTTGGCTTTGATAGCAAAGGTTAGCAATGAAAGATAATCCTTCTGGGTCTTCGTCTAAAAACTGCTTATTAATAACTGCAAGCAAATAATTTAGTTTATCGCTATCCGTTTCAATCTCATTAAGAACATCAAAATACGAGCGCAAAAAATTAAACGCTTTTCGTTTTGTTAGCTTTCTAGGCATTATCAACCTCCTTAATTTTATTTATTTCAGTTCGTAGGGTTTTAGCTAATTTTATAGATGTTGATTCGTCTAAACATATCCAAGATGGATGGTGCAATCCGTTATCAATAGAAATATAAATTTCATTTTTATTAGTTGCAAAGCACTCTAATTCGTGTTCCTCGTTGCACTGGTTACCTTTAAATATAAGTTTTACATTTGCCATAATTATAACGGTTTTTAGATTACCGATAACTTTTAAATAAAAAAACCCTCATTTGGCTTCAAGGGTTGCGTCCTGTCCACCAAAAAAGGGTTAAATAAAAATGTTGTTTGATTAACGCAACTAATCATTCGTCAAAAATATAAATTATTTACTATAAAACATCAAAAATTGTCATTTGCTGCTGATGTTTTTTTAGCCTCTTTTGAGCAGCTTTAAAGTATTCGGCATCCAATTCGCAAGCGGTTAAATCAAACTTTAAATTATGGCAAGCTATTGCTATTGAGCCACTACCCAAATGCGTGTCAAGTATTTTGTCTCCCTCTTTAGCGTAATTCATTAGTGTAAACTCATATAGTGAAACAGGTTTCTGTGTGTTGTGTATTTTTGTGGTTTGATTGTGTTTATGTATTGAGTATTCAAATATCTTAGCAGGTGTTTTTAAACCCATAGAAACATATGCCAACTCACATCTTGCAAAGTTTGGCATTGGTTGTTTTTTATCCCAAACCAAAAAATACTCACTTTCAGGCAAAGTAAAATTATTAGCCCCCCATACTATTTGATTTTTAGAAACCCTAAATAATTCATTCCAATATTTTTTAGTTGGTTTTACATCATTAATTAATTCCATACCTTGAAACCTTTTAGCGTGTACATCTTTTTCGCTTGGTGTATCAGTCACTTTTTTAAACCTTTCTATTCCATAAGGAGGGTCTACAATAGCAAGGTCAAAGTGATTGTCCTCATACCTTGCCATTAGCTGCATATTATCTTCGTTTGATAATTCTATCATTTAATAAATAATTAAAACGGCAAATCGTCCGTTTGCTCAATATCTTTTTTGACTTCCTCAGAAGAATTAGCCTCCTGCTTTTGGTGTTCCTTTCCGTTGCCTATATAAATACTTGTTTCCTCCTTCTTTGTGGATTGTTGGATAGACATTATGTTTCCATAATTATCTTCCTCATCGTTTATCCAGATAGCTAAATCAATGTATTTTCCTTTTTTTCCTACAAAGATTTTTTCTTTGTCAATTTTTGCCAAATCAATTTTGGCGTGATAAAGTTTACTCATTTTAAACAGTTTTTAATTTAATTAATTTTTCGTTTCTTCCGTAATTTCCTTTTCTCATTCGACCAGAGTATTCTAGCTTCTCATCTTTAACAAGGTTGCTAATACTTCGCCTTGTGCTAGTCATTGGCGTGTTGTTCCCGAATAGTGCTAAGTGTACTCTACTTGCACCGTATTCAACGGCTGGCTGGTCTTTAAAGAACTCCAGTATTTTATGTGTTTGTGTTTCGGTTTTCTTTTTGAAAGCCTGTAATTGTTCACCGCTTTCGTTTGTTGTGTTGTAGTACTCCATTGCTTTAATATTATGTTTTAGTTTGTAAATATACTGAAATTTCTTTGTCTGGTGAAATTTCTGAGTTTCATATTAATAAAAGTTTTTTTAGTTTATCACTAACTAACGGTCTGTAACAATATCTAACTAATATTTTGCCATCAATGTGTTGAGTCCATTCAAAATATTGAACTTCATCGTCTGTAATTATATTGATTAACGGCTTTTTTGGCTCTATTAAATCACAATCACTAATAATATTAACAGAAACGCTCCACGGAACTATGCCAACGTCTACACTATACATTTGAGTTTTGTCACCTATTGAATAGCATTCTAAATCACATACAATATCTAAATACTCAGTTATTTTTGGTATATCTCTTATTTCTTTAACGTCAATCATTTGTAGCTTCATTTCCATTTTAGTTTGTTTTTATTTCAATTAATTCAAATTTCTGCGCTGTTCTTGTTTCCTTTTTTAAAGCCGTTTCGATTAGCTTTAAACAATTGCTTCTTTTTGCAATTTCTTTATGATTAAACTTCAAAATTAGAAGGAATGATAATTTCCACCATTTTGCAGACTTTCTCCGCATCCTTATTGATTTTCAACAGATTAGATTGTACTACTCTAAGCGAACCTCGCCAGAATATGATTTCGTTTTCAAACCTTTCGTTCCAATGTTCGCCAATTCTTTCTACGTCGCTTTCTGGATTTCTGCTAGAAAATTCATATGCCGTTAAGCCGTCCAAATACTTCTTAATTTGTGTTTCAGTCATTTCGATTTATTTTAAAAGTTTAAATAATTCTTTTTGAGCCAATTCTACACGCTCAGTTAAAAAGTCTTTGTCATCTTGCGGAATCTTAAATTTGACGGAATTAATATCGGAATAAGCGCAGTCATTTTTAAGGTATGGCGTTTCCTCTAAAGTCAACCATTTGACTTTTTCCTTCGCTTGGTTTAAGGATTCAGAATGATTGGCATCATACTCAAGATTTGATTCGCTCAATATTTCTAAAACGTCATCTTCTTTAGGGCAATAAACAACCGCCATTGCAAAGTCTTTATTTGCTAAAATGCAATTAGATACTAGTTGCCAATAGTACTCAGGTTTAGCAGCTTTAAACGCCTCTATGTTTCCGTTTCTTACTTCTTCATAAATATCAACCTGCTCGCAAAAAGATTTTCTTGTAAATGGGCATTTTATATCTCCAACTAAAGTATCATTTTCGAAGTCGCTTGCGCCAGTCCACATTAGACTAGGATGTTTTCTTCGCTTGTCGGAGGCTATTCGTGCAGTTGGTTCTAAGTCATCGCTTTTAATCTTTGAGTAGGCATAAGCCTCCACCACATTACCCCAACTTGTAGCCTTGCTGCTTTGGTTGGAATCTAAATTTTGCCCAAGTCTCACCTCGTAGGATTTCTCTTTTATGTAGGTCAATCCGATTGCGCTAAAATTTTGGTCTTTACTTCTTCCGCTCTTTACCAGTTTGTAAATCGCGCTACTTGAAAATGTTGCCGTTCTGTTTTTCAATTTGCTTTGTTTTAGTTAATAAAATTGGGGGAATTTCACCCCCTTGTTTTTTTTAATTTACTTTATTCCAAGCATTAACCATACAATTTAATATTGCTTTTGCTTCTCTTTTTGCCTCTTCTCTATTCATCCCTGAATCTTGCGCCATTTTTACAAGAGTTACAAATGTTACGTTTAATAAATCTGTGTTTCCGTTTGCTATTTCTTTTGCTATTTCGTAAGTCATCTTGTTTTGTTTTTGTTTAGCTTCTTTGCTGAAACAAATATAGAACAATTATTATACAAATCGCCTTTTTTATAATAAATTTTTTATTTTCTTTTCAGGTTGTTAATGGTTCTCTTGTATTCAGCAGAAACTTCATTAATGATGATTTCTTCTATTGCTGTTGTTTCTGTTTCAGTTAACGATTCACGTTTGTCGTTAAAAAGGCTTTCAAGCTGCTCTTTAATTTCAGCATCATTAGTAACTTTAACAGGTCGAAAATCTTCTTTGTTATAAATATCTTGTGCAATTCCAAGTTCAGAAGCGCATTTCTTCAAACAATCGGTTGCGGCTGATTTAAAATCATTGCCAATGCTTAAAGGAATTTTAGTTCCATCGGCTGCAGGTTGACGTTTGTACATAATGTCTTTGTTCCCGAACTGCACCTTGTTAATAGTTCTAATTTTGCCATCCTTCTCAATGTTGCAGGTAAGCCTACCTTTTACGACCACCTCGCCAAATAGTACTTTTTCATCTAGGATGTCGAAAGACCAATCCCAACCAAACATCAAGTTTAGGCATTTACGAACGTAACCGCCTGTAACATAATCCCAAGTACCTCCACCTTTTGCAGGTCTTTTTTTGATGTATTGAGCAGGTGTTTTGTTCAATATTGTGTTAAGCTGAAAATCGTTAAAAATCAACTGACCAGATGTATTTACGTCCTCTTTTGTAATCAATGCTAAATCTTGCTTCTTCATCTTGTTTTAAATTAAATTAGTGACTGTTTGAAATTTTTGCATACCCAAATTAAAAGTTCAATATCATTTTTGTGATATCGCCTTCCGTTCCAAGTCTGCCTTAATTCGTTTGCTCTTTCTTCGCTCAACTCAGGATGCTTTTCCTTTATCTTATTTATATAAGGATAACGTGGCGGCATTCCCACTTTGGCAATCATTAATTGCAGCTGTTCCTCCTGCTTTTCAAATTCTTTATTCATCTTTTAGTTATTAGATTAAGGGCAAATATAACAAGTTTGACAACTACTTGACAAATTAATTAATTTCTTTTTATTGTATATTGCCGAAAATCAAGTAAATGCAAAAGCATCATTTAAGCCACGATAATAAAATAATTTGGGACAATTACAAAAATGAGATTTTAGATTTAGCTAATCAAGGTTTTGGAAGTCGTAAAATTATAAATGCTTTAGAGGCAATTTACGGAAAGTTTCCTTCTCGTGACCCTGACCGACGAATTAGATATAAGCTAAAGCAATGGCAAAAACCTGATGGTGATTCAATTATTGACGAATCACTCCACCGAAATAACATTACTTCCAACTCTTGGAAGGTTGCGTGGGTAAAGGACAAAGAAACAGGAACCTCTACCCTTGTTAAGAATTTAGATTTTAAAGATGAGGTTGTGGATTATGACCTTATAAAAGATGAGATGATTGCTGAGATGCAAGAGTTTTCAAAGCCAGTAAAAAAATACAAGCGAAAACCAATAAAAGACTCGCACTGCTTAATCCTAGACATTGCAGATTTACACATTGGTAAACTATCAACCAAAGACGGAACAGGTGAGGAGTATAATGTTCAACTTGCTGTTGACAGAGCCATTGAAGGCGCAGAATCTTTGATTGATAAATCAAGACCTTACAATATTGATAAAGTGTTTTTTGTGATTGGAAACGACGTGCTTCACACCGACAATACAACTGGAAGCACAACAAAAGGGACCAGCCAAGAAACCGATGGTATTTGGTATGATAATTTCAAACTAGCTCGAATCGTTTACTGCAAAATTATTCAAAGGCTTTCAACGATTGCTCCAGTAGAAATTTTGCATTGCCCTTCAAACCACGATTATATGTCTGGGTTTATGTTAGCCGATGCAGTTAGTTGCTTTTTCCATAATGATGAAAACGTGACGTGTAACGTTTCAAACCTACATAGAAAGTACACCATTTACGGCAAAAATCTATTGAGTTTTAGTCACGGTGATGGAGCAAAGATTGATAAAATACCATATCTAGCTGCACACGAACAACCGCAAATGTGGGCTGATACAACATACCGTTATGCTTTTTTACACCATATCCATCATAAGCAGTATTACAAATTTATGTCTGGTGCTGATTTTATTGGGATGACCGTTGAGTTTTTACGCTCGCCTAGTTCGGCTGATTTGTGGCATAAAAACAAAGGCTTAACAGGCGCAAAAGTTGCCATTGAAGCATTCATTCATCATCCTGAATATGGACAGATTAGCCGCTTAACGCATAACTTTTAAATCTCAATTTCTCCAGACTGGTAGAAATCAACCCATTGATTAACGTGATTTATATTTTCAGATACCTTAAACGGCTTAACGCTTCCGTTTGCCCTATAAGCGTAAATGTAAGTTCCGTTAAGAGTAATGTCAATTTCGCTTTTTATTTTTGCTTTTCTTAAAATGTTCTGAATCTCAATAACGTTTTTTACAATTTGAATCTCCATCTTGTTTTGTTTTAGTAAATAAAAATCAAATATACACCTTTCATTATATAAACAAAGGAAAAGATAATATTTATTTGATTAATTAATTTGATTAATCAGCAAAAGTAGGGCGGTGGTTGAGCCGAATGTGATAAAACCGATACGAAATAATTTGTTTCGCTTGATTAGTTTGGCAATTTTCTTGTCTCGCTGTAGAATTAGTTCCCTATAATAGACAACCTCCTCCGCTTGGATTACTTCTTTTTGCTCAAAATTGGTTATTAGTTTGCTTTGTGTTTGGATGATTAAATGCTGTTGGCTAATTTTAAGCTGCCTGTTTTCCAGAAGGGAATCGCAATAAAACGCTTTTATTTGGTACTTTCTAATCTGCTTTAATTCGCCCAGATTGAATTGAGCGTTTGATAACATTGGCAAGGCTATCAGTATTATTAAAAGTGTCCACCGCTGTATATTTTCGCTCCATTTCATTTTGCAAATTTACAAATATAGTTTCGGTTTCTTTTGGTTTAGTAATAAGACTATCTAAGACTTGTTTTAAGCTATCATTTGAGGCGTTTAAAGTTGCTTTAATGCTATCTAATCTTTGTATTGTTTTATCCTCGTTTAAAGGCGTTAATTCGCTT